GTTATCTATAAATACCTGATTGGCGGCAATGAAGTGCTTGAAAAGGGTGTTTGGGCTGGCAAATATATTCCTATTGTGCGTGTCCCAGGCGAGGAAGTTGTCATTGAAGGCAAGTTAGACCGTAAGGGTCTCGTGCGCTACATGAAGGACGCTCAACGAGCCTACAACTACAACGCCTCTGCTGCTCTGGAATACGGTGCGCTCCAATCTAAGTCACCTTACCTTGCCCCTGTGGAGGCTATTGAGGGCTTAGAAAACTATTGGGCAACGGCTAACACCGAGAATCACGCCTATCTGCCTTACAACCATGCGGATGAATCGGGCAATCCTGTGCCAGCGCCAGCTAGAGCGCCTGCTCCTATGTCGGCTCCTGTCTATCAGGAAGGCATGATGACCGCTGCTCAAGAGTTGATGATGACCTCGGGGCAGTATGACCAGACTTTCGGCGCTCAAAGCCAAGAGTTGTCGGGCGTTGCTATTGGCAAGCGTGTTGCTCAGGGTGATCGAGTTACTTTTCACTTCCAAGATGCTCAGAATATGGCTATCCAGTTCACAGGCAAAATCTTGGTTGACTTGATTCCAAAAATTTACGACACCAAGCGCATTATTAACATCTTGGCTGAGGATGGAACTGAGCAAAAGATTCAGATCGACCCTGAGTTGAAGGCCGCCATGAAACAGAATGAGGATAAAGAAGAAGGCGTTGTTGAAACGATCTTTAATCCTAATGTTGGCACTTATGACGTGGTTGCCGAATCTGGCCCGAACTATGACACTCGCCGCCAAGAGGCTTTTGAAGCTATGACCCAATTGTTAGGCTCAAATCCTGAGCTAGCACAGGTTATCGGCGATATTTACATGGGAACTGCTGATTTTCCAAGCTCAGACAAGCTCCAAGAGCGTATGCGGAACTGGATTCCTGCTAACATCTTGGGAACTGGCCCGACTCCTGCCGAGCTGCAAATGCAGCAACAACTGCAAGAAGCTCAAGCAGTTATCCAACAACTTAGCCAAGAGTTGCAAGATAAGAAAATCGGTCAGACGATGGAGAAACAACGCTTGGATATGGACGCATTGAACCACTTGGCTTTGCGTCTGGAAAACGAGCGAGAAGATTTGATTAACGCTTTCAAGGCAGAAACCGAGCGCCTGAAGTTGTTAATCAAAGATGTGTCGCCTCAACAGTTGACAGGTATTACTGACAAGATGGTGAGCGAGATTGAACAGTCTCGTAACCCTGGCAGAGATGTAAGCCCTGACTATGTTGACCCGTCACAGATGTTAGCAGCGGAAATCCCCACAATAACTCAATGAGGAAAAAATGAGCGAACTAATCGAAGCACAAACCCAAGAAGCAACGACTACCCCTGAAGTTGCTCCTGAAACAACCAAAGAAAACTCTTATCACGACCTGCCTGAATGGGCTCGCCGCCGTATGGGTGAATTGGCAGAGCAAAAGCGCACCGCAGCCGAAAAAGCCGCCGCCTTGGAAGCTCAACTAAACCAGTTTTCGCAAGCGCCAGCGCCAGCAGCACCTCAAGAAGACGTGATGAAAATGGCTCAACAGATTGCCCGTCAAGAGCTTGAGCAACGCCAATTTGTCGAGAAAATGACCTCGATTGAGCAGACTGCCAAGAAAGAATTTGGAGAGGACTATGACCGTTCTATCTCTAATTTGAGTATGGCTGGTGTGCAATCTAATGATTTTCTGCGGGCTTTGGCTGAGATTCCTAATCCTGAAAAGGTTTTGGTTTATCTTGGAAAGTCTGAGAATGTCGGTGATGCTGTAAAGATTGCGAATATGTCGCCTTTGCAAATGGGTATTGAGCTGACAAAACTTTCTACCAAAGCCGCTAAAGAATTAAGCCCTACAAAATCACGAGCGCCTGCTCCTGTGGCTGATGTGGATGGTTCTTCTAGCAGCCGTTCTAGTGGCGGTGCAGAGCCTCCAATGAGCGATACAGTTGCTTGGATGGAATGGCGTAAAGCTAATGCTCGCAAAAAGCGTTGATTAAGTAAAAAATCAGGTATAGAATAAGCATTAGGTTTAAGCCACCGTAAAAAGCTGTTTCGGGCCGTGAAATGATTGACTCCTGAAGGCCGAGGGGTAAAAGTAGGTTTCTTTTATTCTTTATCTTTTATTTGAAAGGAGCAGAGTTCATGACCACGAATTCGCTTTTGACGATCAACCAAATTACTAATGAGGCTGTTCGTCTTTTTACGCAATCTAATGCTTTCCTCCGTACCGTTAGCCGCCAATATGATGACCAGTTCGCTCGCACTGGTGCAAAAATTGGTTCAGCTTTGCGGATTCGCCTGCCTAACGATTACACCGTTAGCACTGGCCCTGCCATTACTCCTCAAGGCACTAACGAACAAAACACTACGCTGACTGTGGCAACACAAGCCAACGTGCCTGTTTCGTTCGGCACTGCTGAGAAAACCTTGTCTTTGGACGACTTCAGCGAACGTATCTTGGCTCCTGCCGTGAATCGTTTGGCTGCTTATGTTGCCGCTGACTTGATGAATGTGGCTGGTCAATCCGCTAACATCGTTGCTAACCTGTCTGGTTCTACCCTGTCTAGCCCCAACGCTACGACTTGGCTGACCGCTGGCTCGGCTCTCGACCAAAACTTGGCTCCTCGCTCTGATCGTAAGATCATTCTTGACCCTGTTACTCAAGCTCGCACCGTGTCTTCACTGGCTGGCTTGTTTAACCCTCAAGTTCGCATCTCCGAGCAGTACGAAACTGGCATCATCTCCAAAGACACTTTGGGCTTTGACTGGATGTATGACCAAACCACCCAAGTTCACACTGTCGGCTCTTTCAGTGCTGGTACTGTGAATGGTTCGGGTCAAACTGGCTCTACCTTGACTGTTAACGCTATCACTGGTACTTTGAACCAAGGTGACGTTATTACGATTGCTGGCGTTTACGCTATCAACCGTTTGACAGGCGCTTCACAAGGCCAATTGCGTCAATTCGTTGTGACTGCTAACGTAGCCTCTGGCGCTACCAGCATCCCAATCTATCCCGCAATCGTCCCTGCTCCTGCTGCTTTCAATACTGTTACTGCTTCTCCTGCTAACAGTGCTGCTATCAGCTTGGTGATGCCTGCTTCTAGCCAGTATCGTCAAAATATCGCTTACTATCCTGAAGCGTTTACTTTGGCGACTGCTGACTTGGAAATGCCTACTGCTGGTGTGGTGCAAGCCGCTCGTGCCAACTTTGACGGTATCTCCTTGCGTATGATCGAGGCTTATGACGTTATGTCTGACTCCTTGATTACTCGTTTGGACATTTTGTACGGCTACGCTGCTATTCGTCCCGAATGGTCGGCTGTGGTTGCTGACATTGTCTAAACTGGAGACATATTACAGGGGCAAGCTCGTTGTCCCTGTATATACCTTCATTGAGTATCCTAAGTGGATTACTACGACCGATGGACAGTCGGTTGTAGTAAACACTAAGGAAGAAGAAATCGAGCTAACTAAGCCAAAGAGAGGCAGGCCAAAGAATGACTCAACCTCTGCCGACGACACCATCGGACATAATCAGCCTAGCGCTGAAAACGGCTAACGTCATTGGCGTTGGTCAAACGCCTCTCGCACAGGACATTAACGACTGTTTTAACCAACTTAATATGATGATGGCGCAGTGGCAGCGCCGCCGTTATATGGTTTATGAGTTGGTTACAATCTCCAAACAAGCTACTGGTCAACTGTCTTACACGATTGGCCCAGGTCAAGACTTCAACATTACTCGACCTGTTAAGCTGGAATTTGCTTACTTTCGGATGAACTCAGGCACTCCCTTGCCTGTGGACTATCCTTTAACTGTTTTGCGGGCGCAAGAGGATTACGACCGCATCTCAATCAAGAACTTAAACGCTTTTCCGCAATATATTTATTACGACACAGGCTTTCCTGTTGGCAATGTTTACGTTTGGCCTTTGCCAAGCAGCCAATATCAGATTTTCCTGAGCGTGATGGTGCAATTGCCTCAGTTCCAGCAAATCAACGACCAGATCGTTTTGCCTCCTGAATACTTGGATGCACTGCATTGGAACTTGGCTCGCCGGATTTGCGTTATGTATGGCTTGCCGATTACGCCTGAGCTGACAGGGTATGCAGAAGCCTCTATGCGGGCCATTGAGGAAGTTAACTCACAGATTCCTCTGTTGCATATGCCAACGGCTTTGCGGGGCAAATCAGGGGCTTACAACATCTATGGCGACTTTTATGTTGGGAGCGCAGGGTAATGGCTAAAGTAGCGTTAGCAACTGGCGCTTACCAGACAAAGAGCGTCATTGCTGGCGCTCAAAGGTGTATCAACCTGTTCTTGGAAAAGAATCCAGACGGTTCGGTATTCCCTTTTACGCATTACCCGACACCTGGACTAACTTTGCTTGGGTCTGTGTCAAATGTCCAATGGCGGGGCTTGTATCAGGCTTCCAATGGGCAGCTTTATGGTGTTTGCGCTAACACTGTTTATCAAATTAGCTCATCATGGGTCTGCACGTCAATCGGGACTATTGCTAGTTCAACTGGCACAGTCAGCATGGTTGACAATGATGCTTATGTTTTGCTGGTTGACGGTACTTCTGCTGGATACCAGATCAAACTTTCTGACAATACTTTGAGCAATGTCCCTAATGATGGGACTACAAGCGCCTTTTATGGCTCTAACCAAGCCAACTACCTTGACGGTTATTTCATTTGCAATCGTCCTGGCACTAATCAGTGGTATTCCTCTCTTGATAACTCGACTACATTTGACCCTACTTACTACGCTTCCAAATCTGGATATTCCGACAATCTGGTCGGTATTGGCGTTTCTCGTAGGTTCATTTATCTATTTGGTGAAGTAACGACTGAAGTTTGGTACAACGCTGGCAACGCTAATTTCCCATTTCAGGAAATGCCAGGGTCGTTCATGCAATACGGCTGTGCGGCTACCAACTCCATCGCTCAAATGGACGGTGAATGTTATTGGTTGGCTCAGTCTGCTCAAGGTCAAGCGTTTGTCTGCCGTTCTCAAGGCTTTGCTGCGGTGCAAATTAGCACGTTTGCTATTGACCAAGAGATGCAAGGCTACGCTACGCTGTCTGATGCTATTGGCTACACCTATCAGATCAATGGGCATTTCTTTTATGTGCTGACCTTCCCGACTGCTAATAAGACTTGGGTTTATGACCTGTCTAATGGTCAGTGGAACGAATGGATGTATTTGGACTCAAATGGTCAATTGAACCGCCATTTGTCCAATTGCTTCTGTTTTGCTTACAACACTTTAGTGGTTGGCGATTGGCAAAGCGGCAATCTGTACGCTATTGACCAAAACAACTACACAGACAACGGTCAACCAATCAGTAGGGTGCGGGGCTTTTACCACTCTGAAGACGATAATTCTGATCGTATTCGCTACAAGCAGTTTATTGCTGAGATGGAATCAGGCAACGGTAATAACAATCAGCCTGTGACGGTCTATTTGCAATGGTCGGATGATCGAGGCAAGTCTTATGGAAACCCTGTCGGGCAAAACTTGGGGATTGAGGGGCAGTATTTGACCTCAATTTCTTGGTGGCGCTTAGGTATGGCTCGTGACCGTGTGTTTGAGATATTCTGGAGCGCACCTGTTAAGACTGCTTTGTCTGGTGCTTTTATTGATGCAGCGCCTAATCACAAATGAGCAATCTTGCATCAAACTTACCGACAAGCCTAACGGCATTTAACACGCCTGCTGGACAGATTAGTACGCCTTGGTTCATGTTTTTGAATCAGGTGTATCAACGCACTGGCGGGCAAGCTACTCCAGCTTTAAACCTGACGCAACTCCAGCAAGTTGTTATTACCAGCTTGAACATTAGCTCTAACAATGGTTTTGCTGGCGATGTATTGCTCGCTAATAATGCGGCTACCTTGACCCTAAAAACCACTGTCTCGGGCATGGTTAAGGGCAATGGGACTGCTTTGCTGGCGGCTGTTGCTGGTGTTGACTATGCGCCTCCTACTTCAGGCACTTCAATCTTGTATGGCAATGGTGCAGGGGGATTCTCTAATGTCACTGTTGGCACTGGCCTCACATTTACTGGCGGTACTCTCGCATCTACTGACGTGCAAACCATTTCTATTGCTTCTAGCAATGGGTTTGCTGGTACTTCTTCTGGTGGATTAAACCCAGTTTTAACGCTGAATACAACTGTTACAGGCATCCTAAAAGGCAATGGAACTGCTATCAGCGCAGCGGTGTCCGGCACTGATTACGCTCCTGCTACTTCTGGAACGTCTATTCTTTACGGTAATGGCGCTGGCGGCTTCTCAAACGTCACGATTGGGTCTGGTGTTACCTTTTCGGCTGGCACATTGAGCGCAACAGGGTCGGGCGGCACGATCACTAGCATTTCTGTTGTTTCGGCTAATGGCTTTGCTGGCACTTCAAGCGGTGGCACTACACCTGCTTTGACGCTATCCACTTCAATTACTGGCGTTTTATACGGTAATGGGACTGCGATTAGTGCTGCTACTGGCTCTCAGATTGCTTCTGCTATTGGCTCAACTGCGGTAACAAACGCAACAAACGCAACGAATCTGTTGGGCGGCGCTACTGGCTCGATTCCCTATCAATCAGCCACTAACACGACTACATTTCTAGCTGCTGGCTCTAATGGGCAAATCATTCGTCAGGTTGGCGGTGTGCCTACTTGGGGAACTGATTACACAGGAACAGTCACCTCGGTTAGCGGAACTGGCACTGTTAACGGCATTACTTTAACTGGCACTGTCACCAGTTCGGGCAGCTTGACCCTTGGCGGCACTTTGTCTGGGATTGGTAACAGCCAGCTTACAAACTCGACTATTTCAGGCGTTGCGCTTGGTGGAAATCTGTTTAACTTGACCGCTGGAACTGGTGTCAGCTTCAGCACAGGAACGACCTACAACGGCTCGGCTGCGATTACGATCAATGCCACTGGCTCGGGCGGTACGGTTACTAGCGTTTCTGGCACAGGTTCGGTGAATGGCATTACCCTGACAGGGACGGTTACTAGCTCTGGTTCTTTGACGCTTGGGGGAACACTAAGTGGCATCTCGAACTCCCAGCTTACGAACTCTAGTGTTACGTTCAATGGCGTTTCTGTTGCTTTGGGTGCTAGTGGAACGATTACCGCCAACACTACCAACGCCCTTACTATTGGTACTGGACTATCTGGCGGCTCTTTTAACGGCTCCAGCGCAGTAACCATTGCCCTAGCCAACACGACCGTCAGTGCTGGTAGCTACACTTACGCTTCTATTACAGTTGACGCTCAAGGTCGATTGACTGCTGCATCTAGCGGGACTGCTCCTGTTACTTCGATTGGCGTATCTGCTCCGATTACGTCTACTGGCGGCACGACACCGACTATCGGTATTACGCAGGCAACAACCAGCACCAACGGCTATCTAAGCAGCACAGATTGGAATACGTTTAACAATAAACAGCCAGCAGGCACTTATGTGACCTCGGTGTCTGGTACTGCTCCTGTTGTATCGTCAGGCGGCACAACACCTGCTATCAGTATGGCGGCTGCTACGACCAGTGTTAATGGCTATTTAACGTCAACTGATTGGAACACCTTTAACAATAAGCAGTCTGTTTCGGCTCCTGTGACGGTAGCGGCTTCCACTTATTCGGTAGCGGCTACTGACATTTGGGTAATTAACAACTATGCTGGCACGTTGACATTGACGCTTCCAACAGCTTCTAGCTATTCTGGTCGGGTGTTGAACATCCAAAACTACCAAGCGTTTACTGTGGTTTCAGCATCATCTAATGTCGTGCCTATTGCTGGCGGGTCTGCTGCTACGGCTATTTTGAACGCTATTGCGGGTGATCGTTGCACTTTGGTTTCCAATGGGACTAATTGGGTCGTGACTGATTACACGCCTAACAATATCTTGCTGTTGAATTGAAATGGATAGAGATTTCATTACGAAAGTAATGCGTGATGATCGGGTTTGGAAGTGGGTTTGCGTTGACGGTATCAACAAAGTAGATTTTCAATATCAAGAGCAAGCCACTTACTTTGTGAATGATTATGGGTTTGTTATGTTTAGGCAGGCATACCCGACAACATGGGAAGTTCATGTTTGTATGCTCAAAGGGGCAAAAGATGTGGATGATTTTGTGATGAATTGCTTAGAGAAAATGCGTCAAAATGGATGCAAGAAATTTATTGCGCCCATTGGACAATGGAACCGTCCTGCTTTAAAATTGGCTGGTCGGTGTGGTTTTGTGAAAGAAGGCGAACTCTCGAACGTATGGTTCAGGGACGGTAAGCCGCAATCTATGATAATCATGGGGGGCTTATGAGCTTCATTGGTAATTTACTTGGCGATATAACTGGCACGAATCAGCAAGCCAAAGCCGCACAGCAAGCGTCTCAGCAGCAAATTGCTGCTCAACAAGCAGCACAGCAACAAGTTCAACAAAACCTTGCCCCTTACAAGGCAATTGGTACGGCTACATTGCCTCAATTGCTTCAATCATTGGGCTATCAAGGGCAATTTGATGCCAATGGTCAATTAACTGGCATGACAGGCAAAGGATTTCAATTTAATCCTTCTGATTTGGCTAACACGCCTGGATACCAATTCACTTTGCAACAAGGTTTGAACGCCGTCAACAATCAAAACTCTGCAATGGGTTTAAATAATTCTGGCGCTCAAGAAAAAGGGTTGGCTAACTACGCTACTGGTTTGGCTCAAAACACTTACAACCAGCAATATCAAAACGCTTTGAACACTTATCAGACAAACGCCGGACAACTTGGCAACTTGTTAAGTATTGGTCAAAATGCTGCCGCTGGTGTGGGTAACGCTGGATTTCAATCTCAAGCAGCTATCGGGAACGCTCAAGCGGCTGGGACTGTGGCTGCGGGTAATGCTCAGAGCAATGCTTTGAATTCTCTTATGGGCTTAGGGCAAGGCGCTGCTGGTATTTATGCTTTGGGCAATTATGCTCCTGCTGGCGGCACAAGTTTGATTTCTGCTCTTGGCAAATTGTTTTAAGGAATAACTATGCCTATTGATGCTTCAATCATTCCTACTAAGCAAACAATGCCTAATTTTGGGGCAATTTCTGATACTTTGGCTCAAATCATGGGCTTGCAAAAGAATCAGTTAGGCATTGAAACTGGTCAATTGGCTTTGCAAAAAGCTCAGCAAGAATTAGCTGGTAACAAAGCTGTTTCTGAGGCTTTTAAATCAAACACTGATGAAGCAGGGAATATCAATTATCCTTCCATCATTCGTGCATTGAGCCAAAATCCAAATGCGGCAATCAACCTGCCACAAATGGCTAATCAGCTTTACACAACACAAAACGCTGAGACAACGGCTAAAAATGCCAAGTTGGACAATCTAAGAAAGATGACTGACAATTTGATGCCGATTGCTGCTGATTGGGTGAAAAAAGGAAGTAAGGTTAGCAAGCAGGACATTCAAAACGGTCTAGCTAAAGCGATTTCTACTGGCGCTGTTAGCCCTGATTTGGCCTTAACTCATTTTGGAACGCTTCCCGAAAAAGAAGAGGATATTCCGAAATGGGTTGAGCAAGAAGTTACGCATTTGTCCAATGCTCAAACGGCATTGTCAATGATTACGCCTTCTTATCAATCCAATGTTGGCGGCAATCAACCAGGGTTTGTTAATCCTTATACGCAGACAATTACACCTGCTAAGTTTGCTAACGCTAATGAAGCGCCTGCTCCGGCTTCGGCTGCTGGTGCTGGTATGCCTGCGGCTGAAGCTGCTCCTGCAATGCCTCTTAAATATCCAGTTCGCAAGGCTGGTGACATTGCTCCTCAATTGCCTGAAGAAGCAGCAGACCGTGAAACAGGTCAAAAATACGTCAATGCTTTGGCATCTCGTAGGGCTGATTTGGCTACGGCTAACCGTAATTTGGATGAAGTGCTGTCCAAAGCCAAAACTTTGCAAGCCAACACTATGCAAGTTCCTGGCAAAAATCCTGTTAGCGATGTGCTTAACAAAGGCATCCGAGCCGTTCACAATTGGGCAAATGACCCTGATTATTTGGAAATGTCCAAAAACTTGGCTAACGTCCAAATGTCTAACATGGCTGCTCAAGGTGGCTCATTGGATACTGTTGCAGGCCAAAACTTACTTGCTCACGCTAATGGCACTGCGGTTTATCCTCCTGAAGTGCTGGCTGACATTGCCAAACGTGCCAAGGCTGATTTGACTAACATTGACTTGCAAGGTCAAGCTGCTCAGAAGTTTGCTCAAAAGTATGGTTACAACAATATCAATACTTTTAAACAAATGTGGGGCGACAACGCTGACAGCAAGTTGTTTGAAATGCGAGCCATTCATGGTGATGCCAACATGAGCGAAGCTGAGAAGAAGGCCGCTCGTGACAAGCTATTAGGAATTACCTCTAACATGAGCGCAGAGGATAAGAAGAAAATTCTTGCTCCTTACGTTAAAAAGAACTCTGTTATTGAGAAACTGGTTGAAACAGGTGGTTTGTAATGAGCGAATTTGCCGATTTCTTGCAAGATACGCCAGCTAGTAGCTCGCCTATTCCTGACCAACTGCTAGATAACTTGCGTAAGACTGAGAGCGGCAAGGACAATCTGGCAGTTAATAAGCAAACCAAGGCAATGGGCGCTTATCAGTTCTTGCCTGAAACAGTGCAAATGCTTCACAAACAAGGGATTAAATTTAATCCTTTTGATGAAAAAGAAGCTCGTAATGCCGCCCGCACCTATCTTGAACAGCTTTACAGCAAGAATGGCGGCGACCTTCAAAAGGCTGTGGCTCAATATGGCGGCTTTGTCAAAGCTGACCCTAAAAACTACACCGAAAAGGTTTTGAAGAATGTAGAAACAACGCCAGCGGCTCCAGTTGGCAGCGATTTCTCTAAATTCTTGGCTGGTGAAGAAGAGCCCGCACCAGTTCGTATTGAACTCAGCGGTATGGCTAACCCTGCTCCTTCTGTTGGTCAGCAGGTTATGCAACAGCGTCAAGAGCTTCCTCAACGAATTGTTGGCGCTGCTGATACATTGCTTAACGCATTGACTCCTGCTGTTGGCACTGGAACTCAATTCTTAGAACGTGCTTTTGGCATTGAAGGGCCAAAGGAAGCCGAGCAAACTGGTTTGAAAATTACTCAGGCTTTGTCTAATCCTTTGGGTCGCTTGGCTGGAATTACTAATCAGCCTGCCTATCAGAAGCCTCTTGGCGGTGTTACTGAGCCTTACGTTCAAACAGCTATGCAAGGCGCTAACAAGTTGTTTAATTTGTTGGGCGTTACGCCTGAGCAGCTTGCCGAAAAAACTGGTCAACCTGTTGAGGATATTCGTAATCTTGGTCAAGGATTGCCTTTCTTGGCTCCTGAATTGGCTGGCGCTGCTAGAACTGGTACAAGTGCTGTTAGCAAAGCGATTGCAGAGCGTTTGCCTAAGATTGAGGACTATGGGCCTAATCCTAGCTTGCTGAAGCCTCAAGCGGCTAAAGATGGTTTGGTCGGTGTTGGCGCTGCGGCTGTTGAAGCCAATCCCTACAAAGGCGCTACTGGTGAAGAAATGTCTCGGGGGGCTTACCCAAGCTACAAACTGTCAAAGATTACCAAGGATGTACCCCAAGCAGAGCAATTGCAAAATGCTGAAGTCGCCAATGAAATTTTGGGTGATTCGGGCCAAGTTCGCACTGGTGTAATTACTCAAAACGAAAATGCTTTGAGAAACGAGCATACGACTTCAAAACTGCAAACCCCTGAAGGCGAATTGATGAAGCAGCAGATTGCCAATGAGCAAAATGCTTTGTCTAACTACGCTCAGAAGCGCATTGAAAACACAGGCGCTAACCCTCGTTTGCTGTCTGATCTGGAACGTGGTGAGAGCGTTAATTCTGCCTTTGCTGGAGATGAAGGCTTAACTGGTTTCCTCAAGTCTGAAAAGCAAAAGCTCTATGACGAGGCTCGTCAGAAGGTTGGGGATAACCCTATTCAATCAACGCACGTTGATGACCTGTTTAGCGACCCTCAATTCAAAGCTGGCGCTGGCCTCAAAGGTAACGAAGGCGTTTTGAATAGCGCACAACAACTTATCAAATTAGCCAAGGAAACAGGCTTTAAAGACGAGTTCGGCAATGTCCATGCAGCCAATACCATTAACGCTTGGGACGCTGTCAGAAAGGCTTTAAACGCTGATTGGACGCCAGATAACGCTTCTATGATTCGCAAGATCAATCAAGCGATTGACAAAGACATTTCTTCTGCTGGCGGTCAAGAGTTGTTTAAAAAGGCTGATGCTTTGCACCAAGCTGAAAAAACATTGTTTGGTTCTAAAGGCATAAAGACAATGTTTGGCGACATTGACCCCAATGGGGTTGCTGTGGCAACTTCCCCTGACAAGATCATGGGTAAGCTCAATTCTCTGCCTTTTGACCAATGGAGACACATCTATGACACAGCCGACAAAGTCGCTTCTGGAAAATTGTTTGGCCCTGTGGACGCAGCTACTGGTGCGCCTAAATGGGTTTTGGATGTTCCTGAAGAACTGCAAGCAGCAGCTCAACAAGCTAAAAACGAAATAAGCGGTGGCTTAGCTCGTGAAGTCTATCAAGCTGGTGCTGATAAAGCAGGCGTGTGGAATCAAAACTCAGTTAATAAGGTTTTGAACGCTAGAGCAGATAAAATCAAATACGCTTTCCCATTGGAAGAACAGCAAGCCTTTTACACATTGAATCGAGGCGGGCATTTGATGCCTGGAATTCATGGTTACGAAGGTGCTGGTTTGCAATCTGCTCGGGTGCAAGGTTTGACTTCTAAATTGCCTGCTGCTGGTGAAGCAATTGGTGCGGCTGCTGGCGCTGTTGTTAGTCCTTTTGTTGCTCCTGTAACGGCTGCATTGGGTCGCAAAACTGGTGAGAAAATGTTGAACGCAGCAACAGAGAAAAGTTTGTTGAAACAAGCTGAGAAGGCTCGTCAAGAAATGCGGCAAAATGCTAATAAGCCGAAATTGATGGACTTAGGTGAATAAATTTAGAAAGCATCTAACATGACATACGGTATCCTCCCAAACGGTAAACAGCAGTTCATTGATTCCAATGGCAAGCCTTTGGCTAGTGGCAAGGTCTATTACTACATTCCTTCTACCACTACTTTCAAAAACACCTATCAAAACTCTGCTGGTACTGTTTTAAATACCAATCCTGTTGTCTTAGATGCCAATGGTCAATGTATCGCTTACGGTACTGGCTCGTATCGTCAGCAAGTCTATGATGTTTACGGTAACTTGGTTTGGGACGTTCAAGTTGATTCTCCCCTGACCTCGGGCAATCAAACCTACGACATTGAAGAACAAACCTTCACGGCTACATCGGGTCAAACGGTCTTTACGCTGACAACAATGTCGTATGTGCCAGGGACTAATAACTTGGTCGTGTTTGTAGACGGCTTAAAGCAGATCGTAGGCGTTAATTACACCGAAACCTCAGCTACTGTCGTCACCTTTACTACTGGCCTCCATGTGGGCGCTGTGGTGGACTTTACGACTGCTGTTTTGCAATCTAATCCAAATATTGTTTCAGCGGCTTCAGTTACATACAACGAAGGCGGCACAGGCGCAGTAACTACTACGGTTCAAGCTAAGTTGCAGCAGACTGTATCAACTAGCGATTTTGGTGCTGTTGGTGACGGAACAACTGATGATACGGCAGCAGTTCAGTTAGCTGTTAATTATTGTGTTGCGAATAACTATGATCTATTAGTTAATGGGCTTTGTCTGTTAACTTCACCAATCAACATTAACAGACAAGTTGATAATACTGCTTACGATACTTACTTTACCATTTCGTCAATTTCTGGCGGCGGTTTTAAAGTAAGCACAGCAATCAATATGTTTTCGTCAAGTTTGTCTTATGCAAACGCACCAATAACACAATTGGTTAAATTTCAAAATTTACGTTTTGAAGCAAGCGCAAGCAGTTTAAGTGCATACGTTTTAGACGGAAATAAATTCCTTAGAACACAGTTCAATGGATGTTCTTTTAGACAAATTCGTTGTTTAACTTCTAATTATTACGTTCAATCAATTTACTTTTTTGATTGCGAAATGCGGCGCTGGGAAGGTGTTTGGTTTGTTTGCCGTGAAGCGTGTTACGACATTCGTTTTGAAGGAAATTTGGCAGAGGCTGGAACACAGTTCGCATTGCTTGGAACAGATACTCAATACAAAGGGCCAAACGGTTGCACTTTTATCAACAATACGATAGAAGGAATGTTGAATTACGGTATTCAGTATGCGTCAGCCGCTGGTCTTACTATTGCAGGTAATTACTTTGAAACCAATGGCATTGACATTGATGGCAGAAGTCTTGGCACAACAGTCACAAATGGCGGCATTGCAATAACGGGAAATTATTTTTCACATTCGCAAAATTTAACACTTCCTGTTACAAATACATCAGGAACAAACACTTTAACTCAAACAGGATTAAATTTTAGTTTAGGTACTTATTACGTTGGAGCATCGATAACAGGAACTGGTATTCCAAGTGGAACTACCATTTCTTCAGTTACAGGTAGCGGTGGAATCACTATCAGCAACAACACAACAAGTGCAGTTACATCTGTAAGTGTTGCTAATAATGCTGGCGTTTTGTGGGGAAATGTTCAAGGCGCTGTAACAATGGGCAATTATGCTTTGTACGGATTGCATAACATGACTTCAAGTTCTTGGGTCAATGTAAATGATTATTCAGTAAATGGCCCTCTTTCTAACGCCGCATCAATCAATACTGCTAGCGGGTATTCTGAAGGCACTTGGACTCCGACAGTTCGTGGTGGAAGTTCTGCAAACTATACATGGACGAATACAACGGCTAAAGCAACAAAGAACGGCAATCAAATTACCTATATGTTAAAAGGTACTTTGACTAGCACAGGAACTAATAGTGCTGATACGCTTTACATACCATCTTTGTTGCCTTGGTATTGCCAAGAAGTTGGCGATTTGGTTGGCTCATGCGAAGTTGTCGGCTCAAGTGTTAACAATGGAATTAGCCCACTTTACACATCAGCCGTTAGCGCAGTTCAATCTTCTGTGAATGTTATTCCATCAAATACAAGCGGACAATCATGGTCTGTTAGAGCGTATTTCACATTTATTACTCCATATAACGGAGTTTAAACATGGCAAATACAAAGATTTCTGGTTTAAGTTCGGCATCAACACCGCTGTCGGGGTCAGAGATTGTTCCTTTGAATCAATCAGGAACAACTGACAGCGTTAGTGTTGCCAATTTAACGGCTGGTCGAGCCGTTGCTACTGGAAATTTAACCACTACTGGAACAGCAACAATTTCTAGCAATACAGCAATTGGCACTACGACTCCAAGAACATCAGCCAACAAAGTATTGTTAACAATGGACGCCGCTTGGGGCGGTCAAGTTGATATTGGTGTGTCAGGTGTAAGCAATGCTCAATTTGGTACTGACAACTATGACACAGGCGTCAGTTGCCGAGTTCAAAGTGCAGACAGCATTGTTTTCAAAATGAATGGTGGCACTACGACCAACATTTACATGGAATCCGGCAACATTAGACCATCAGTTGCTGGTAAAGGCATCAACTTCACAGCCAACACTCCCGCATCGGGGATGACAAGCCAGAATTTAAATTGGTATGAAGAAGGTACTTTTACGCCATCATTTATCGCGGATACCACAAACCCAACAGTTACATACACTACGCAAAGCGGTAAATACACAAGAATTGGCAACATGGTTAACTTTACGATTGGCCTTGTTGTAAACACTGTATCAGGTGGTTCTGGAACTTTGCGAGTGGCTGGTTTGCCTTTTGTAAATGGATCGGGCTTGCCTTGGTCGGTCACTCGAACTTTTGTTTACAGTTGGTTAATTAATCCGACTGTTTTTCAAGTTCCAAACGGTTCTAATGCTGTGTTAATTTATACAAGCGATGTAACTAACACAACTGCAACTCCTGCAAGTTTGCAAAACGGATGTTATTTTTACATTTCCGGAATGTATAGAGTTTCATAAGGATTAAAAATGTCTCTTACAAAAGCCTCTTATTCGATGATTACTGGTGCGCCAGTCAATGTGCTGGACTATGGCGCAGACCCAACTGGTGTTAATGTAAGCACTACCGCATTTGCCAATGCTCTTGCTGCTGTGCCTTCTTATGGTTCTCTTTATATTCCGGCCGGAACTTATCTTGGCGTCATTTCAATTCGCAGAAATAACATTACTATTTTTGGAGATGGCTCTGCTTCTACTTTAATTAAAACTCCTTCAAGTGTTGATAGCATTACTTTAGAGTTAGGCAATACAGCGGCTGGAAATAGCGCACCAGCGTATACAAACATCAATGTTTCTGGAATTACTCTTGATGGAAATTATGCCAATGTTCCAACACCATCAACAGATTTAACAGGTCATGCTTTTATTGCTACAAATTGTAGCTATTGCACATGGACTGATCTTGTTTGCCAAAATGCTCAAGCAACGTGCATGGATGTTGTAATTAATTCAAATTACAATCACATTGAAGCCACTTGTATAAATGGTGGGAATGGAAATATTCCAGTAGTCGGGTATTATCCAAATTTTGATATAAATTCGTCTAAATACAATATCTGCAAAGTTGTTTCTATAAATGGCAAATATGGTGGGCGTTTACTTGACAATTGTTGGGGGAACATTGTTGACATTACAGTAAATAATCCATCCTATACAGGTTACGTTTATGCAAATCAAACCGCAAACAAATCTTATAGCAATACAATAACGGCAAATATTTTAAATGGCTGTACCTATGGACAAGGTATGTCTGTTGGCTCTAATTGCTATAACTCAACAATTACAGCAAACATTAGTAATGTTGTTGGTCAAGGTTTTTATGTAAATGGCGCTTCTGGTTATTCACCAAGTGGAAATACATTTAATGTAAGAACTTATCAATGTGGTGGCGCTGGTGTTTATGATGGTCAATACTCAAATTACAACACTTACAACATTAACTCACAAGCTGATGGTTATGGCAGTTCTTCCGGTTCAGTTTTTCAAGTTGATGTAAATGGTTCTTACAATCAATTTAAAGTAAACATTCTTGGAATCCCTGGGGCTGAGATTGCAAGAGGATTTGTATTTAGATCAACTGCCGCAAATAATCAAATTGTAAATTTAGTTTATGACCCAAATTTAGTTCAAACAATTAATGATTTGGGAACAAACAATTACACTACTTTTGCACTTGGTGTTCCTCCTTCTATTGCTTCTTCAAGCACTATTAACATTCCTTACGCTGGTTCTTTAATAAATGTTACTGGTACAACTAACATTTATTCAATTGGTGACCCTGTAAATAATCAAGGGCGAACAATTACCTTATTGTTTGCTGCCGCTTTAACTGTTCAAAGTCTTTCTGGCTCAGGTGGAAATATTCAACTTGCTAATTCTTCAAACTTTACTGTTGCTGCTGGTTACACGTTGACTTTAATTAGTAATGGTACATATTGGTATGAAGTTTCAAGGGCTTTGACTTAATATGGCTATCACTTACAAATGGTCAATCCCTAAAATGACGGTTGCTCCATCGGTGAATGGGCAAACTGATGTGGTGATCTACGCCGATTGGATGTGTGTCGGTACGGATGACGTCAACAACTTGACTGCTGCGGCGGCTGGAACAGCTAAATTGGGTGAGCCAGCTAATCCATTTACAGCTTACAACGACTTGCAAGAAGCTCAAGTGTTGGCATGGTGCTTTGAGCCTGTAACGTATAGCATTACAGACCCAATTACTAATGAAACAACTACAATTACGACTAATCTGCAACCAGACACAGAAGCCCAAGTAGCGGGTCAATTAGCTCGTCAACTGGCTGCTATTTCTGCCAATCCTCCTTTACCGTGGGTCAAAAATGGAAACGCCAATCAGCCATGAGCAAATCTATCAACGCTTGCTAGAAGTTGAGGCTAAGGTCGATTCCATTGACCGCAACACTAAAGAGCTAATTGATACTTTTCAGGCGTTTAAAGGCGCTATGAGGGTAATTGACATGATGGCGTCACTTGCCAAGCCAATGATGTATATCACTGGTTTTCTTGGCGTTATTGGCGTTGTATGGACTAACTGGAA